TGACACTGGCGCCCACAGTCGCCAATGAATAATCCTTGGTGTCGGCCACCGTGCTAAAGGTCGTTTCGACCTCGAAGAACGGCCAACGCTTTTCCGAATAGCAAATCTGGTCGTAGCCTTCGCCCAGAAACCGGTTCATTGTGTCATCAGAGATGTCAGTTGAATCAATATCTACAACGCTGCGGATATAAGACCGCATCTCTGAAATCTGCACTAGAGAGTCTTCCGGTGAAACACACAGTGTTCCCCGCCCGTAATCGGCAACGCCTTACAGGGCGAACCGTCACGGGTCAGGGCTACACATGCCGTAGGAAGCATTGGCGCCGGCTCTTTCGCTGGAGTCGGATTCACCCGTTGGATGTTCCGATCTCTGGATACCGGATGCCGTTCAGAACGCACTTCACGGGCACCAGCCGCTGGCTGATTCCCGGGGCGACCATTAGCCCGGTATGCAATAGCGAACTCTCGCGCCATGAATCCTCCGAATCAAAACCGGGGCGACGACGCGGCTACATGCCACGCCGCCGCCATCCGGCTATTTGTGGTCAGGGATCTAGGAGATCCCGGTCAACTTGCCCTGTCGGGCACGGTTGGTGACGGTGAGGTTGCCGTAGCACAGAATCTGGCTGTACACAGCGTCGGTGTCCGTGGGCCGCACGAACGGCGTTGGCTTGAACCAAGTCTCAGTGTGGCCAACGAGGCGCAGGTACTTGGTGTTCAAGTAGTACATGACACCAGAGGTACATGCCGAATCAAAGGTCACCGGGGCGCCCTTGAATAGCAGGTTCTGGAAGCCCGCGTCGGCTACGTCGGTGTCTGTGTAACGGATCTGATCCGTCAACAGGGCCTCGTAGTCCTCGTAGACATCCTGCGTGGTGATGATGATTGACGGCTGATCGTTGCCAACAGACACGCTGTTGTACATCGTGGCCATCTTGGCGGTCGTTATTGCGCCACCAACGGCAGTTTCGGTAGAGGCCCAAAAGCCGTTACCTGATGCAGTTGAATCAATCCCACCAACGGTGCCGGTAGCATCGACAAGAGCCGCGAGGCCCTCCCAATCCTTGCCGGAGTTGCCGGTGCCATCACCGTAGAACATGGTGTTCAGGTTCTCGATGATCGTTTCCTGCGTCTGGAAGATCTTGCCTTCCAGCAGGTCGATGATCTGAGCCTCACCGTTGTTCTTCGCTTCCTCAATGCCCGAAATGGTCACCGTGGCCGCGTACTGCTTCCAGTTGAACTCAGCAGCCGAAATGCCTGTCTGAGCCGTGGTAGCAATGGTGTCGGTTCCGCTGTATGAAGCAGCGGTGCTGTTGGTCCCATAAAGAATGGGAGCCACGATCTTCGCTCCACCACTTACTCGCCTGATCGACTGACCATTGGTCAGCGCATAGAACAGGGGTCGAGCCGTGAACACGTTATCCGTCAACTTCGGGATGTAGTTGTTCAGGGTGGTAGAGAGAATCTCGTCAAAGTTGCTGTTACCAGCCATGACTGTTATCTCCTAAGAGTTGTTTGTGTCGGTTATGTATGAGCCTGCTTCGCAAGGCTGAACGCTTCCCGAATCGAAGACGGTGGTTTATCAGACCCCTTGGCTGCGACTGCTCCTGATGCTGTGGTTTTACCACCAGCAACAACGGAAGCATCTCTCTTGGCCTCAGTTACGTCCTTATCAGCCTGAAGTTTTGCTGCCGCACCGGCAACCTCTCCAAAGTTCATATGGGCGTAAGCCGCCTCTAGGTTCGGAATCCGCTCTTTCAACGCATGAGAGAACAAAGCGTTCTCGTCGAAATCGCCGTAACGGTCTTTCAACCCCGTTACTTCCTTGTCTAAAGCCTGCTGACGGGTAAGGGACTGCTGGTGTTCCAGTTGCGACTCAATGCGAGCCAACCGTTGAGCCATCGGATCGTCCGGTTCTTCCCACATTCCCGAATCGGCTGATTCGCGTGGTGCGTCCGGCATATTGCCCGAAACTCCGAATGCGCTACCAAGCGCCCTCAGAGTGCCCTCTGGATCAGATTCCAATGCCTGAGCAATGGTCTCCGCCTGCTGTAACCGTTCCCGTTCGGCTGCCAACTCCTGCGTCTTACGGGTGTAATCCGCCTGACGTTGGTAACCGTTCTGGAGTTCACTCAGACTGACCTCCTCCTCAGATCCGTCCACCTTGATGGTGTACATCTCCGTGTCAGAAGGTTCCGTTGTAAACTCTGTTGAAGCCTCCAGAGTGTCCGCACCAGCGGATTCTGTTAGATCCATGTCTTCAGGCACAATGCCCTCCTAGGGAGTCCAGTACGTCTGGTTGCTCCTAATAGGACGGTGGGTGTGTCCCACATCGTGGAGGTGCGGGGAGTCGAACCCCGGTACTCGCACGCTCCCACATGGGGCTTTCATGCGAGTCGAAACCATTTCACCCCCTAGAGGGCAGGTAACTCTAGCCCCATTTGATTCTGCAACTGAGCCAACAACTCAGGCGGGACACCGCCAGTCGGGGCAAACGCCCCATCTATTGGCGATGTAATGGGCTGCCCCATTGCCATTGGGTCCATTGGGACCGACCCCATTGGGCCGGCCTGCTCTGGCCCCGGGGGAGGTGCCCCATCTGGGCTATTGGGGTCAACGGGGGCTTGCGGCTGCTGCTGCATCAGGAACTTCTCAGGGTTCTTGATGTTGAACCCTTCCCGTAGCACATGAACAGCCAACTGGGCGGGGTCAATGACAGTACCAACCAATGGGCCAATGGCATTCAGCAATGAAACAGCCTGCTGTTTACGAATGGTGTCATTGATTGGCTGAGTTGAACCGCCTTCAACAGTGAAATCGTACTCACCTACGATGTCGTCGCGGGAATACTCAACAAACATGTCTTGGCCATCGCGTTGAGCGACCCGGGTCATGGCCTCCCCCGTCATGTACTGCTGAAGGAGTTGAAGAACCCGCCGTGCAATATCGCCAATGGCGATTTCGACAATGGCCAACTTGTCTGCTGCCCGCGCATTGGACGCATCAGCAATAATGCTGGCCTCAGTCGCCGTGCGGCGAATCTCGGGCATCTGACCGCGCGCATACTCATTGACACCAGAAACAACATTGATGTCTTCAGTGATGATCTGGCTGTAGTTATAGATCTCAGGGCTCAATGGCACCTGCGGCATCGGAATAACAACCTCGTTCAGAGGCTTGTTCTCATCGACCACCGGAACCAAACGGCCATCAGTGTCCGATTCCAAAGCCTCGCGGCCTTCAGGCCCGAACGACCGCTCGTGGTACAGGTACTTGCGGGCATACCGTTTCCGGTCGTTCATCAACTGGGAACGAGTCTTATCCAACTCCAACTGGAGAGACTCAATGGACTCCAGATCGCCCACCGGATAGAAGAAATCGGGGATGTCGTAGTTGCGTAGCATCACAAACGGATGCCCATACGCATACGGCATCGGCGTCGGATCCAACAGGAACTCGTCGCCAGTTTCCGAACACACCGCCATAGTGTTCGACGCTATGTCGTAATACTCCCATAACGTAACCCGGTCGGTTTCAGCATTGAACTGCGAACGATCATAAGGATCCTGATACGCCGGATTCAACCCGGCATCAGCGGTCAACTTCTTCCGAACCGAAGGCTTATACCGTTTATCCGCTTGAACATCTTCAAGAGGCCGGACAATCCGTTGAGCAATCCACGCAATGTCATCCATGCAGGTTGCTTCAGGATCAACATACATGTCGTAAGGCGAGACCCTTTCAACGAAAGGCTGGTCCTCAACAATGGAAAGCATCGTTGAAGGCAGATTCGCTGCGATGTCCTCATCGGTCGGCATTTCGCCAGCCATATCAGGCATTTCCATAGCGGCTTCCTCAGCCTCCATGACCGCCTGATCGTACATGTCGTCACGTTCAGCATCAGAAATGCTGCGTTCTTGTTCCGTGAACCGCCAACCAACTTTCAACCACCCGTGGCCGAAAATCAAGAAATCCTTCACAGCGCGTCGGAACGGGCGACGGAAATCGTGGTGTCGCCACATATGGTTCATCACCGCTTCAACAAAGACCGCCCGGTCAGCATCCTCCGGCTGATTGGCATTCACCACAATCTTCGGATGATTCACGGCGACAGACGGCGCAATCACATTGATAGTCGAAAACGCCAGATTGACCGCAATCAAATCCGACTTCGTGCTAGTCGTGGCAGGCCAATGCTTGCCCCGGTACAAATCGTTCAGTCGCCGCCAAGTGTTCTCGTAACCCTCATGGTTCCGAAACCGCTTCGCCAAATCCAACCGCTGCTTGTACTGCTCATGCAGTTCAACACGGGTCTTACGGGCCATTACACCCACCGCTTTCCAACAGGTTCAATGTTGCGGCCCTGAGCCTTAGCCTCAGCGATCACCTTGGCCTCACGCTGATTCATCGTGAGATCCTGCTCGTCGGACGGGAGAGTGCTGCGATACCCACGGCCCATATCAAACTTGATACCAACGAGTTTTTGACGCCAAGACCACAAATCTTCCAACTCCGCTTCCGACCTCGGACCCTTGAGATCCGTGACGTACTCGCAGAACTCGACATAAGTGGCTTCAGGCGGCAGAACCGCCATGACTACGGCTGCTTGGAAGCAGGCTCAACCTTGCCGGTGATGCCGT